ATCAACTTCGTGCTGCAATTGCTCCTGCGGAGTAGCGTTCACTTCACCATCGATTTTCAGCCCTTCGCCAATAGGGCAACGCACCAAATCAAGTTTTTGTTCATTAATCATAAAAACCACCTCCTCGCTATACGGAGAAAAGTGGGGCGTTTTATACACCTATAAATAAAAAAAGCCCGCAGAGTTTTATATGCTCTGCGGGCTTGGTACTTGGTTTATTACGAATATTTAATAAAGGCATCCTTGAATCCCGCTGCTTTAACTCTTTTGAGCATGGCATCAGCGTTAGCTTTGACCGAGTACGCCCCGACCTGAACCCGGTACAGTTTCTTCGGTTCGGCGGGAATTTGAGATTTTGATGGTTCTGTCACCGTGAGCAGTCTTTTAACCTCGGCGCGGAAGATATCCATCGACTTCCCGTGCTTGGAAAACCAGTGTCCGGGGTCGGCATGGTTGCTGGCGATGCCACGCTTATGCCCTTCATAATGCCCGATGATAACGCCGTCTGCCATAGGGTCGAGCTTGTACTCCTTGCAGAGATAGGCGCATAATTCAGTTGCTTCTTTATATACAGCATTGAAATAAGCGGCATCGGTCAAACCGTCCTCGCAGATTTCAAAACTGATATGAGTATCGTTGACCGAGCCTTTTGAACCGGAACCGCCATGCCAGCCTCGATGATTCCACGGAAGCGTCTGATATGTGGCAACTGTTCCGTTCGCCAGTTTTCCGATGAAGGCATGAACACAGACCTGACGGCCACCGGGCTTATCCTGATTCCAGTGGTTGTTATACTGGTTTTTGCCCAGCAAGCCATCGTCGGGACCCACGTAGCGTTTAAGGTTTGGATTGTTCGCTCCTGTGGAATGAACCATAATGCCCTTTGGCGTAATGGTTCTGCCTGCCTTGTAACAGGCGTTATTTGTAAGAATAAGTTTGTGCAGATTCATAGATTAGTCCTCCTTGTCACTTCGGTTGTGAAGCTGTTCTAAAATATCCTTCAGTTTCTTTGGTATAGGCAAACCGATATGTGCAGCGTTTTCAAGAATTGATACGCCTTCGTTAGACAAATAAAAGAAGATGACGGCTGTCCGTATCACTGAGCCATCACCAATTACGTTTTTGTCTATGATGTGTCCGATTGCCACCAGCGAGAAGATAAGCACCTTTTTAAAGATACCTCTAAACCCAATATCACTGGATAGTTTCTTGTCAAGCACCGCACACATTAGTCCTGTTATGTAGTCAATTACTATAAACGCCACAAGTGCATACAAAAAGCCATCCCACCCTCCGAGAAAGTACCCAAGCCACCCTCCTGCAGCGACAATTGCTGCCTGAATCCAGTTCCATATTAACTTCATGTTTTTCCCTCCTATTTGATTCAAGTACAAATTCTATGCCATGTATTATTTTGATCCATATATCCCTGCTTTCGGGATAAATTGTTGCTGTATATATTCTTGATTCGGATATTGCGTACACGCTTTTTCTCTCTGCCGGATGTGCTATAGAGAAAGTAAAATTGTGTATTTGTTACCGTGTATGATGTTGTAAACCATGTGAAAAGACCTGTTCCAGTATCAATAAAGCCACTGTTTAAAAAATGAGAAACAGCTCCGTAATTCTTTATAAGACTCCAGTTGCTAAATGTCCTTACCTCTGCAGCAGTTAGATGCGAGGACGGGTTGTAATAAACACAGCCTCGACGCAGGACATAGTATCCTCTTTCAGTTCGAGTAATACCACCACCAAATGTAGCATTAGGCCAGCCGTTAAGCGCGAAAAGAGAAATAGATGCTCCGTTATTTTTCATCTCGTATAGATAGCATGTTCCGACAGTTCCATCAGATAAAAAGATAAGATATGAAGAATCAGGTTGCACACATACAGTAAGAGAAGTTCCTGCTGTTCCAACATTTTTTCCAAAGCCGTAATCGGGACCGAGACTCCATGTTGTGCCATTGTCCGTTGAATATGCAGGCTTAAATTTCAATCCGGGGTAACTATAATAACTAATATAGTAAGGAAGACAGGTAACAAGAGTTCCGTTTGGCAGTTTGGCCATTGCGGTGGGTTGCATATTTAATGAAACATTTGGCGCATTCGTCCAACCACTTGAATTAATTCCGCTTTGAGACAGTTCATTGCTTATTACACCCTTAAAAGTAAACGCGGTTCCACGTCCTGTGGGGTCGGTATACAAATGAGCCTTGTACCTGTTTGAGTTAAGGTCTACCCATGAAACCACAAGGTAGAGAACCCTGTCTATCAGAGCAACGGAACAGCGAGGAAGTAGCAAATTTGATATAACCGTTTTTGGTTCTGACCAGGCACTTTCACCAAGCGTATTTAAGGATTCAAAGGATGTTGCCGTAACCGCAAGAATATCAGCATTGTATCCGTTGGTACGATTACCATAAACCATTACAACTCCACCGTTTGATGTAGAGGCCACACAACAACCCTCTAAGCTTTTGTTTAGCAGTGACTTTCTGTTGTCCGGCCACGATGCTTGTCCTCCGTCTTTTAATGCAATTCTGTATATAGCTGAACTCATTATTTAAAGGCCACCTCTTTTATAAAAAACACTTACCTAAACACCTCAATATGAATATTTATCTGCTGTGTGGGAGCCTCGCTAAAACATGTAAAGGTTATGTTGTCTGTCCCAGCTTCAGCCTTTGATATTAAGCTCCACGCTGTCTCTTCAAGAACTGCAGTTTCATTATCCATTGAATAAACAGGTGTAATATGTGGCATGTCTGTGTCAAGAATCCCGATAACCTCAACCTCCTGTGTATAGGGGGCAGTTTCACCTGTCCATACATCATTAATCACAGCTGTATATGTTAACCTTGTAAGACCCCTTTCACATAGACCTGTGATAGCTCGCCAGCCGGTTCCGTCTGTTATCAAGTCCACACCCTCATCGGCTTTCAAGAGCAAGTTTTCAGTACCGTTTATCGTACCGACAATTGTTATATCATTTTCGCCAGTGTTATATATTTTCTTAATTATGCCTGCCGTTTGTGTCGAATGAAGGGTAATCGTTATCTCTCCACTTGCCAGAATAACCTCACAGTCATCAACACTTAGAACTGTGTCCTCGGATACACTTTTACAGTCATATCTTGTATAGTCATCAATATCCACCCAAGCATCGCTTATCGCTGCCTCGGTTGGCTCATCTGGCCCAACGAACAGCTTTACACTTTTTCCCCCACCGATAAATTTTCCGTTAAAGTAAACGGTGCCGTCATTATGCTCTTTAATCTTTGAAGTAACGCTTTCAGATTTTCGTACAGTTCCTATAATATCCGGTAGATATGAGCCTACTCCAACTCGTATTCTTCTTCGATGAAAAGGGTCATATTCCAGTGAAACAATGCGGGTGTTAACATTAATACAAAGCGGAGAAAACGCAATTTTAACGTCATCTCCCACAGACAATTTTACTAACTTCCAGAGCTCCAACTCATAAGACTCTGTTTCCGATCTATTATCATATGTCACACTGATATTCGATAAATTGCGCTCGGCATTAAGCTCTTTCATGGTAGTGCTTCCCCTGTGTGAGCGTATGCCAATTGCATACCCGTCGTATTCAATTTCACCGCCGCAAATACCCACAAGCTGCATGAGCGCAGCCCGACGTGTAATTCGGCTAGGCAAATACACATCCACTTCTTCTGTAAAATCCACTGTTCCTACAGTAAATGGTGTATCTGAAAGCAGCTCGGAAAGTGCATCCGTAGGTGTACCTTTAAAATCAAAACTATCAAGTGTATAGCTTTGATCATTTAAAATGTATGAAACGTGTTCACAGGAGGCTGTAACAATCATCTGCCCACCGGACAGGCTTTTTCTTATCATGACGACATTGTAATATTGATTTTCAAACATAACTATGCAAGAGGTGCTAATATTAAGCGCCCTTGAAACCAGTGTTGTAAAAGACAATGTCCGCTCACCGTCAAGTGTTTCTCGACATGTGGAGGACATTACCTTGTCAACCGTATGAATTAAGTTTCCATTGTTATAGATGTATATCTTTTCTTGCATATTTTCACCTTAAGCCATACCAAGATTTCTGACCGATACAGTATTGTTTTCCCACTGCAAGCGTGCGATAACTTTTGTAAGTATAGTGCCGTCAACAGACAAAGGTATTGTTACATCAAAGGTTTGATGAGCATTAGCATTATGTATTTTTGAATCTGTACTGTTCAT